GCGCCAAGATGCGCGGCCTCCGGGACCAGGACGGCCAGCCCGTGTTCCGCGCCGGCAAGCAGGCGACGGAGGGAGGTCGCTCGACCTACGAGCTCGACGGGGAGCCGGTGCAGTTCCCGAAGAACGGCGCGATCGACCCCGCTCGCTCGCTCCTGATCTCCGGCGACTGGTCGCAGTTGGTCTACGCGATCCGGAAGGACATCACGTACAGCGTTCACACCGACGGAGTCCTCACCGACTCCGAGGGGAACGTCCTGCTCAACCTCATGCAGCAGGACGCGACGGCGCTCCGGTGCGTGTTCCGGCTCGGCTGGGCCCTGCCGAACCCCGTCAACCGCGTGAACGAGGACGAGGACACGCGCTACCCGTTCGCCGTCCTCGAGCCGGCCAACGCGTCCTGAGCGATGACGAGCGGGTCGACCGTTCTCCTCGTCCCGGTTCTCCGCCGGCCGAGGAACGTCGACCCGCTCGTTCGCTCCGTCAGAGAGAACACCCCGGAGCCCCACCGGCTCCTCTTCCTCGTCACCGCCGGCGACTCCGAGGAGATCGCCGCGATCGAGGAGGCCGGCGCGGAGTACCTCGAGACCCCGCCGGCCCCTCGAGGTGACTACGCCCGCAAGATCAACGCCGGGTACCGCGCCACCTCGGAGCCCTTCCTCTTCCTCGGAGCCGACGACCTCCGGTTCCATCCCGGATGGCTCTCCGCCGCCCTCGCCCTCTTCGAGGATCCGGCGATCGGAGTCGTCGGAACGCAGGACCTCGCGCCGACCGAGCGCGCCCGGACCGGCCAGCACGCGACGCACTCCGTCGTCCGGCGGAGCTACGTCGACGAGCTCGGCACGATCGACCGCCGCGGCGAGGTCCTCCACCCCGGCTACTGGCACGAGTACGTCGACGACGAGCTCGTCGCCACGGCCCGAGCTCGTGGAGCGTTCGCGTTCGCGTTCGACTCCGTCGTCGAGCACCTTCACCCCTCGTGGGGGAAGGCCCCGACCGACGAGCTCTACGCGCAGCAGCGCCGGCGCATGAGTCACGGCCGCGCCCTCTTCGCTCGCCGGCGGAGGCTATGGACGTCGCGGTGATCGTCGCGACGTTCGGCGAGCTCCGGTGGGCCGAGCTCGCGCAACGTCGAGCGAAGGTCTCCGCCGAGCTCGAGGAGCCGGCCGACCTCGTCGTGTTCCACGGAGGGAGCTCGATCGCCGAGGCCCGGAACACCGCAGCCGCGATGACCTCGACGGAGTGGCTCTGTTTCCTCGACGCCGACGACGAGCTCGAGCCCGGCTACCTCCGAGCGATGGCCGCGCGCCAGCTGGACCGAGGTCTCCTCGCGCCGGCGATCCGGGAGGTCGTCGAGGGGATCCCGGGCCCGGCCCGCGTCCTCGACGATCGGAACATGGCGACCCTGAACCCGTGTGTCGTCGGGACTCTGATCCGGCGGGAGATCTTCGACCTCGCCGGCGGATTCTGGACCGAGCGCGCGTGGGAGGACTGGTCCCTCTTCCGGCGAGCCTGGCTCCTCGGCGAGGAGGTCCACCACGTCGCCGACGCGGTCTACCGTGTTCACGTCAACCCGTCCGGCCGGAACGGGACCGTCCTCCGGCCCCGACAGCTACACCGGGACATCGTCCGGAGTCACGCCCTCTGGAAGAGAGACCGGCAGAGGAGACCCCGATGACGATCGCCCTACTCGTGATGACCGACGGCCGGCGGGAATGTATCGAGAGGACCGTCCCCTCGGCCCTCTCCGAGCTCGTCGGCCCGATCTCGGAGATCTGGATCCACGACGACTCCGGCGACCCCGACTACCGACAGTGGCTCCGCCGGTTCGGAGGGACCGTGATCGGACCGCCAGCCGGCCGGAGTGGGTTCGGAGGAGCGATCCGGTCCGCGTGGGCCCACCTCCGGGAGCACTCCTCCGCCCGGTTCGTGTTCCACCTCGAGGACGACTTCGTGTTCCGCCGTCGCGTCGACCTCGTCGACATGATGGCCGTCCTCCTCGCCCACCCCGAGCTCGTCCAGCTTGCCCTCCGCCGGCAACCGTGGAACGACGCCGAGCGCGCCGCCGGCGGGATCGTCGAGCAGCACCCCGACGCCTACGCCGACCGGATCGACGAGCACGGCCGAGCATGGCTCGAGCACCGGCAGTTCTTCACCACGAACCCGAGCCTCTACCGGATGGCGCTCGTCCTCGATCACGAGTGGCCCGACGGAGCTCAGTCCGAGGGACGGTTCTCCCACGAGCTCCTCGCCGACGACCGGATCCGGTTCGGGTTCTACGGAGCCCGGGACTCCGGAGAGTGGGTCGAGCACATCGGCCACCAGCGCGCCGGGACCGGCTACTGATGACCGTCGTCGCCGTGACGATGGTCCGAGACGAGGAGGACGTGATCGGCTCGACCGTCCGGCACATGCTCGGCGAGGTCGACGCCGTGATCGTCGCCGACAACCTCTCGACCGACCGGACCCGCGAGATCCTCGACGACCTCGCCCTCGACGACGACCGGCTCGAGATCGTCGCCGACCTCGACCCCGCGTACGAGCAGTCCCGGAAGATGACCGCGCTCGCCCACCTCGCCGCCGAGGAGTTCGGCGCGACGTGGATCGTCCCGTTCGACGCCGACGAGTGGTGGTACACCCCGCACGCCGACCGGATCGCCGACGTCCTCGCCGCAGTCCCCGCCCGGTGGCACGTCACGCCGGCCGAGCTCTTCGATCACGTCGCGACCGGCCTCGACCCCGACGAGCCGGATCCCGTCCGGCGGATCGGATGGCGGAGGCGCACGCCGGCCCCGCTCCCGAAGGTCGCCGCCCGCTACCGACCCGACCTCGTGATCGAGCAGGGGAACCACGGAGCGCACTACGAGGAGTTCACGCCGGCCCCGTTCGACCCCGTCCTCGTCGTCCGGCACTACCCCTACCGCTCCCTCGAGCAGTTCGTCCGGAAGGTCCGGAACGGCTCCGCCGCGTACCGCGCCGCCGGCGACCGGCAGGCCCCGGCGCACGGCGCACACTGGCGACAGTGGGGAGAGCTCCTCGACCAGCACGGCCCCGAGGCCCTCGAGGAGATCTTCCGCCGGTGGTACTGGCGCGCCGACCCTCGCGAGCCCGTGAAGATCGAGGGAGAGCGACAGCCCGCCCTCCTCTTCGATCCTCCTCCCGGGGTCCTCGGATGACGTCGAAAAACCGGAAGCGCGTCCCCTCCGCCGGAGTGGTGATCCCGACGAGAGCCGGCGACGAGTGGCGCGCCCGGGCCATCGCGTTCGTCCTCGAGTGGTACGCCGACAAGCACCCCGAGCTCCCCGTGGTCCTCGGCGAGCTCGACGAGGCCGAGGAGTGGTCGAAGGGAGCGGCCGTCGCCGCCGGGATCGAGGAGCTCGGCCCCGTCGACGTCCTGGTGCTCGCCGACGCCGACTCGTTCGTCACCGACCCCCGAGTCCTCGTCGAGGCCGTCGAGCTCGTGCGCGCCGGCCGGCGCTCGTGGGTCGTCCCCCACCGCACCGTCTACCGGCTCCGAGACCGCGAGACCGAGCGGCTCTACGCCGACCCGACCCGCCGGCCCCGGATGAACGTCGTCGCCCGGACCCCGTACATCGGCCCCGCCGGCGGAGGGATCACCGTCGTCTCCCGTGAAGCGTTCGAGCTCGTCGGAGGGATCGACCGCCGGTTCCTCGGATGGGGAGGCGAGGACGTCGCGTTCGGCTGGGCCCTCGAGACCCTCTCCGGCCCCGCGCACCGTCTCGCCGGCCGGCTCTGCCACCTCTGGCACCCGCACCCCGCGCCGAACCTCCGCGGGTCCCCGGCCTCCGAGGAGCTCGTCGCCCGCTACCGGGAGGCCCGCGGCTACCCCCGCCGGATGGCCGCGATCACCGCCGGCGAGGAGTGGGAACCTCTGCCCGAGCTCCCGGAGCCGGTACGGTTCCGGATGACAGCGAACCGACGGACGCTCCGGCTCTTCGGCTCCGACCTCGTGATCCGGTTCCGAGACGGGATCTACGAGACCTCGGACCCCGACGAGGTCGAGGCGCTCCGACGGCACACGATCGTTCGAGAGGAGCGCAGACGATGACCTTCGCGACACCGCAGGACCTCCGGACCTTCCTCACCGGCCAGACCCTCGACGAGGACACCGACGCCGAGTGGATCGCCCAGGCCGAGCTCCTCCTCGAGCTCGTCTCCGCCGACATTCAGGCCGCGGCCCGGAACCGGATCGTCGCCGGCTCCGAGACCGCGAAGCTCGCCGGCACATGGTCCCGAGATCTCCTCCTCCCGCGCCGGCCCGTCGTCGCCGTGACCTCCGTCGAGCTCAACGGCTACGCGATCGCCGACGGCCTCTACGAGTGGAACGAGAGGAGCCTGATCCGCTCCGGCCGGTTCGGAGTGGTGAACGCCGTCGAGCACCTCACGGTCGGGGACGGAGCACATTGGGGAGGCCCGAGCTCGACCGTCACCGTCGCCTACAGCTACGGATACTCCGCCGAGACCGTGCCCCTCATCGTGAAGAGCCTCGCCCTCCGGATCGCCGCCCGCACGATCGACAATCCCGGCAGCGGGATCTCCCAGGAGTCCCTCGGCCCGTACTCCGTCAGCTACCGGAACACCCTCGACGCCGGCGGCTCGCACGTCTCCGAGTCCGAGGCGCGCATGCTCCGCCGCCGGTTCTCGACGACCGCCGGAACGATCACCGCCGGGAGCCTCTGACATGCGGCCCGACCGGCTCTTCCCCTCGACCGTCACCGTCCACCGCGTCACGCAGGACGGCCCGCCCGACGAGATGGGAGACCCGACCGAGGAGGTCGTCTCGACCACCTACGCCCGCGCCGGCTCCGTGTGGCAGGTCCAGCGCAGCGACGACACCGGGAACACCGACGTCCAGTACGAGGAATGGAAAGGCGCGCTCCGCCGAGATCTCGCCGGCCTCGTCGACGGGACCGACCGGATCGAAGTCGAGGGGATCACGTTCGAGCTCGAGGGGCCCCCGTGGCCGGCGCGCAACCCGCGGACCGGCCGGATCGAGCTCGTCGAGGTGACGCTGCGGAGGACGCGGTGAGCGCGCCGAGCTCGTTCAAGTTCGAGCCCGATCGGAAGGGGATCGAGAAGGTCCTCGAGGGGCCCGGGGTCGCGAAGGCGCTCACCGACGCCGCCGTCCAGGTGCGCGAACGGATCCAGCGGTACGCGCCGCGCGGGTTCATGGGGTACTGGCGCTCCGTCCGGTACGTTCCGGCAAAGCCCGGACCCGACGGCCTCGAGGCCGCGGCCGGAGTCGACTCCCCGGTCTGGCACCTCCCCGAGTACGGAACCGCGAGCTACCCCGCCCGCTCCCCGATCCGCAAGGGAGCCCGCGACGTCCTCGCCGACTTCAAGGAGGGGAGCTCGTGACCGACCCGCTCGTGATCCTGCCGAACATGGAGGCCGTTCTCTCGCAGTTCTACCGCGACCAGCCCGAGATCCAGGACCTCATCGGCGACCGTGTGTGGACCTCGATCCCGAAGGGAGCCGGCGGAGACCCGATGATCCGCGTAACCCTCCTCGGCGACGAGAAGGTCACGAGCCGGCCCCTCTGGATCGCCCGGTTCCAGATCCAGACCGACGCGTGGGGAGGATCGAAGGCGCAGGCGCACGAGCTCGCCCGGCTCGCCGAAGGACTCCTCCACGCCCGGGCCCTCGGCATCCAGGACACGGCCGTGATCGTCGGAGTCGACGGAGGCCCGATGATCGACCTCCCGGACGAGAGCTACGAACCGGCCCGGCCCCGGTTCCTCTTCACCTCCACCATTACCGCGCACCCGCTCGATACAGTCGCGAGCTAGCGGCCGGAGACGCCCTCCGGTCCGACAAGCGAACGGAGGCTGCCCCTCATGTCCAACACCCCCGCCGAGATCCTGATCGCCGGTACCGGCACGATCTACACCGCGCCCGAGGGGACCGAGCTCCCTCAGTTCCTCTCCGAGGCGCTCGACCCCGCGTTCGTCCCGACCGGGTACATCACCGAGGACGGCGCGAAGTTCACCGACGCGAAGTCCGTCGACGAGGTCCGAGCCTGGCAGGCGTTCTACCCCGTCCGGAAGTTCGTCACCGGCCGGACCGGCTCCCTCGAGTTCACCCTCATGCAGTGGAACGAGGAGAACCTGGTCCTCGCCTACGGAGGCGGAGGGATCATCGAACCGCAGCCCGGCGAGTACCGGTACGAGCCCCCGGAGCCCGACGAGGTGAACGTCCGCGCCGTCGTCCTCGACATGAGCGACGGAGTCCGGAACTTCCGGTTCTGTGCAGGCCGGACCTACGTCACGAACGACGTCGAGAGCACGTTCGCGAAGAGCGGCCCCGGCCTCCTCCCGATCACGCTCGAGATCCTCGACGACGCCGCGAACGTCAAGCCCTGGCGCTACGACAGCGACGACGCCGCGTTCGCCCCGGCCGCGTCGTGAGCAACGTCACGAGGATTCGAGTCGACATCGCCGGCCAGTCCCGCGAGGTCGTCGTCGGAGCGTTCGCGCAGATCGCCGCGAAGAGGCGCTACGGGATGGACGCGCTCCGGGACGGAGATCCCGAGCCCGTCCTCTACGGAGTGTGGATCGAGCTCGACGGCCCTCGCCCGCCGGCGGAGCGATCGATCGACATCGAGGACCCGAAGCACCCGTTCAACGCGTGGCTGGCCTCCGTCGAGGGATTCGAGCTCGTCCAGACCGAGGGAGACCCCGATGACGAGGACCCTACGCCGGCGGAGTCGAGCGGCTCGTCGCTCGTCTCTCCGCCGACCTCGGAGTAGATCCGGCCGGCCTCCTCAGTGTCCCCGGCGAGGTGCTCGCCGAGATGCAGCGCGCGCACTCTCGCCGGTGGACACACTCCGAGGAGCTCCTCGCCCTGATCCTCGAGCGGCTCGACGCGCTCTACAACCTGACCGAGTACGTCAACACGAAGCCCGACCGGCGGAGCTCGAAGCTACCGAAGCCCCTCCGGTACCCGCGCCCGGGCCCGAAGCCGAAGCCGAGGTACTCGACGCCCGACGAGGTGCGCGCGTTCTTCGCCCGATGATCGAGGAGGTCCCCGAGTGGCACTAGGACTAGGAGGCGGAGGCGGGACCGTCGGGACCGGCTACGTCAAGATCAAGCCCGACGCGGCCGGGTTCGGCGAGGACCTCGAGCGCGAGGTCGGCGCGGAGGCGAACAGCCGCGCCGGCGGGATGGGCGCGAAGGCCTCGATGGCGTTCCGGGGAGCGTTCCTCGCCGGCGCGGCCACGATCGGGAAGAGCCTCTTCGACTTCGCCGGGTTCGACGCAGGCATGCGGGAAGTGTTCACCCTCATGCCGGACATCACCGCGCCGGCAATGGACGAGATGACCGCGCAGGTCAAGGCGTTCGCCGGCGAGTTCGGGGTCCTCCCCGACGAGGTGATCCCCTCGCTCTACAACAGCATCAGCGCAGGCGTTCCGCCCGACAACGTGTTCGAGTTCCTCGAGACGGCGCAGATGCTCGCGAAGGGAGGCGCGACCGACCTCGCGACCGCCGTCGACGGCCTCTCCTCCGTCGTGAACGCCTACGGCGCGGACACGATCACCGCGACGCAGGCGAGCGACGCCCTCTTCACCGCGGTGAAGCTCGGCAAGACCACGGTCGACGAGATGTCCGCGAGTCTCTTCCAGGTCGCCCCGATCGCGAGCTCGTTCGGAGTCTCGTTCGAGGAGGTCTCGGCGACGATCGCCACCCTCACCGCGCAAGGCACCCCGACGGCCGTCGCGGCGACGCAGATCAAGGGAGCGATCTCCGAGCTCGGCAAGGAAGGAACGAAGGCCTCGCAGACCTTCGCCGAGCTCTCCGGCCAGACCTTCGCGCAGTTCACCGCGTCCGGCGGGACGATGACCGAGGCGCTCACGATGATGCAGCTAGCCGCGGAGGAGAACGGGACGAGCATCGTCGATATGTTCGGCTCGATCGAGGCCGGCCAGGCCGCGCTCGGCATCGTGAAGGACCTCGACAAGACCAACGCGAACCTGACCGCGCTCGGCGAGTCGGCCGGCGCGACCGAGGTCGCGTTCGAGACGATGAACGAAGGCCTCGCCGCGACGATGGCCCGGCTCAAGGCCCGGTTCTCCGTCCTCCTGATCGACCTCGGCGAGAGCCTCGCCCCGACGTTCGAGACGATCGGCGAGGCCGTCGCCGGCCTCCTCGAAGTGTTCATGGCGATGCCCGCGCCCCTCCGGACGATGATCGTCGTCGGAGGGACCCTCCTCGCCGGCCTCGCCGCGTTCGCCGGCCCCATCCTGAAGGCGATCCAGCTATTCAAGATGTTGGGGTCGACGATGACCCTCCTCGCCGCGAACCCGTGGGTCCTCGCCGCCCTGGCGCTCGTCGCCGTCACCGTCCTGATCATCAAGAACTGGGACAAGGTCAAAGCAGCGCTCGAGGCCGTGTGGGGATGGATCCAGGACGCCGCCGGCGCTCTCGCCGATTGGTTCGTCGGACTGTGGGAGGACGTCACGGGAGCAGTCACCGCCGCGTGGAACGGGATCACCGGAGCGATCTCGTCGGCCGTCTCTGCCATCGGAGACGTGATCTCCGCCGGGTTCGAGCTCGTGCGCGGAGCGTTCGAGCTCTACCTGGGGATCTACCGGACCCTCTTCGAGACCGCGTGGAACGTCCTCCGGACGATCGTCGAGACCGCGTGGAACGTGATCCGGACCGTCGTCGAGACCGCGATGACCGCGGTCCGAACCGCGATCGAGGTCGGATGGGCCGCGATCTCGACCGTCGTCACAACGGCCGTCGGCACCGTCCGGACCATCGTCGAGGGAGCATGGAACGCGCTCGTCTCCGTCACCTCGACCGCGTGGAACGGGATCAAGAGCACGATCGAGACGATCGGCGGAGGAGTGGTCTCGTTCGTGACCGGGATCCCGAACGCGATCACCTCCGCGTTCTCCGGTCTCGCGTCTCTGATCTCGACCCCGTTCACCGTCGCGTTCGGCGCTATCAAGACCGCGTGGAACAGCACCGTCGGAGGGTTCGGATTCACCGCCCCGTCGTGGATCCCCGGCCTCGGAGGAAAGGGATTCACTATCCCGAGCATGGCAACCGGCGGAGTCGCGTCGGACCCCATGCTCGCGATGATCGGCGACGCCGGCCCCCGAGACCCCGAGGTCGTCTCCCCGGTCTCGCTCCTCCGGGAGACGATCGCCGACGCCCTCGCCGACGCCGGCGGGAGCTCGGCCGGCGGAGGTCTCGTGATCCAGGGACCCCTGATCGGCCACGCCGAGCTCCGGGACCAGCGCGACGCCGTCGAGCTCTCCCGCGAGCTCTACCGGGAGATCGAACGCCGGCAGAGAGCGGCCGGCACCCGCACGTCGACAGTAGGGGCCCTCGCATGACCACGTTCACGTTCGCCGGCACGAGCTCGACCACGATCCCCGAGATCGAGGTCCTCCGAGTCCGACGCCCGCTCGTCGCCCGCCGGCGAGACGACTACGTCGAGGTCTCCGGGAGGCCCGGGTTCTGGCTCTTCGAGGAGGAGCCCGGAGCCCGCCGGATCACCCTCGAGCTACAGATCCTCGGCGACTCGTTCGAGGCGCGCCGCGCCGCAGTGATCGCCCTCGCCGACCTCCTCGACCAGCCCGGGATCTCGAAGCTCGTCGTCGACGACGAGCCGGACCGGTTCCACCGATGCCGACTCGCGTCAGATCCCGACCCCGAGGAGTGGCTCTCCCACACCGGAGCGTTCTCCGTCGACCTCGTCGCGCAGCCCTACAGCGAAGCCGAGACGATCTCCGACGAGACGTTCACGATCACGAGCTCGACGCCGGCCACGTTCGAGGCCCCCGACAAGGTTGAGGGACTCCCGATCGTCACCGTCCGCGCCAACGGAGGAACGATCACCGGGTTCTCCCTCACCGTGAACGGAGAGACCCTCACCTACGGGGACACCCTCTCCGCCGGCCAGACCGTCACGATCTCGACCCTCGCCTACGTCGTCACCGACGGAGCTCCGTCGAGCATCGCCGACGCCCTCGAGGGGATCTTCAACCCCGCCGCGCTCGACATGGCCTCAGTCTCCGGCGACTTCCCCTACGTCGTCCCCGGGACGAATAGCGTCGCCCTCGTGCGCGCCGGCGGCTCGTCGACCTCGGCGACCGTCGAGATCTCGTGGCGACGGAGGAGCCGGTAGCCGATGCCGCGCCGCCCCGAGCTCGTGTGGCTCTACTCCCTCGCCGGCGCGAAGGTCGTCCCGCTCCACGACCTCGCCGACCTCACGGTCGAGGACCGGCTCGGCGACCTCGAGTACCTCGCGTTCGAGATCCGAGCTCAGGACCCGAAGGCCGGCTACCTGATCGCCGACCAGCTATGCACCTACGCCGGCCGCGTGTACCGCGTCGCCGAGATCGTCCAGCAGCGCCGCGGCCCCCGGACCATGATCGAGGTCTACGCCGAGGCCCGGTGGATGGACCTCGGCAAGCGCAAGCGCGCCGGAGTGTTCTCCGTCCTCGCCCGGACCCCCACCCAGGGATTGACGCAGATCCTCACCGGCACCGGATGGACCGTCGGAGACGTTCCGGCGAACCCCGAGCTCTACTCGATCGAGGACATCGACCCGACGGCGCTCTCCCTCATCCGCCGGTGGGCCGCGGTCACCGGCTACGAGGTCGAGTTCGACACCGTCGCCCGGACCGTCTCCCTCGTGACGCAGATCGGCGAGGACCGCGGGATCGGGTTCCGGTGGGGACAGAACCTCCTCACCGTCGAGCGACGCTACGAACCGCCGAAGGCGACCCGGCTGTACGCCTACGGAGCGAACAACCTCACGATCGAGGCCAACAACCCGAGCGGCCTCCAATACATCGAAGATTTCTCGTGGTACACCTCGCAGGGACTCACGATCGAGCAGGCCCGCGAGCTCTTCCGGAAAGATGAGACGTGGGTCGACGAGCGGTACCTCCTCGGCCTCAACCTCTACGACGCCGCCGTTCGCCGGCTCGCCGCCCTCGCGATCCCGACCGTCTCCTACGAGGTCTCGGTCGCCGACCTCGCCGAGCTCACGAGCTCGCCGGCCGACGACGTCGAGATCGGCGACCTCGTCCGAGTCCGAGACCAGGGATTCAACCTCGACCTATCGACCCGCGTCGTCCGGCTCGTCCGGAAGCCCCTCGACCCGCAGCGGAACCGCGTCGAGCTCGACTTCCTCCAGCCCGGCCTCCTCGACGGAGACCGCTCCGACTCGACCCGCTCGATCGACTACGGAGCCCTGACCGTCCTCGTCGACCAGAACGTCGAGGAGCTCACCGTCACGAGCTCCGTCACGACGTGGGGATCGATCGCCGTCACCGTCGCCGGCCAGTCGACGTTCATCGCCGGCGGAACCTTCCGAGGGACCTCCGACGGGACCGGGACCGTCCGGTTCGGTCTGTACCTCGACGGAGCTCCCGTCGGAGCCGAGTACGACTTCGCGTTCACCTCGGCGCAGCAGGTCGAGTTCTCGTGGCCCACGATGGAGACCGGCCTCGTCGAGGGGAGCTACGTCGTCGAGTGGCGCGCCCGAGTGACCTCCGGAAGCGGGACGATCGTCGTCGCCGCCGAGGAGGCCCGAGCCTGGCTCCTCGCTCGAGGCGCGGTCGGAGTCGGAGTGAACCTCTCGCCGAACACTCTCGTCGCCGAGGTCGTCGACCTCATCGAGGACGCCGCCTACTCCGTCCCCACCGAGACCTACACCGTCGCCGTTACCGACATCGGCCCGCCGCCGGGCGGAGACCCCGACCTCGAGCTCACGTTCTCCGACACCGTCGCCGACGTCGCCGAGCTCGACTACGAGACCCCGACCGAGGTCTACTCGATCGACAGCCCGACCCCGCCCGGGGTCTCCGTCCTCGCGGTCTCTCCGGAGAACTACGGAGCCGGCGACTCGATCACGACGATCTCCGTCGACGTCCCCCTCGAGTCCGCTCTCGACGACGGGATCTTCGTCGGCCTCATGCAGCAGGCCGGAGACTCCGCCGTCACCGCGCCGGCCGGGATGACCCGCGTCGCTCAGGTCAAGAGCCCCGGGGTCGACCACTGGACCGAGATCTGGCAGATCGACGACGACGGCACCTACGCCGGGACCACCCTCACGTTCACGACCTCCGCCGCCGGCCGGCTCGGCATCGTGTGCGCGGTCCTCCGCTCCGACACTGGCGCGATGGCGATCGAGGACACCGACACGACGTCCGGGAGCACGTCGACCGAGGCGATCCCGACCTCGACGACGACCGACGACGACCGGCTCCTCCTCGTGTTCGTCTCGTGTTTCTACGCGAACACCTCCCCGACCATCACGAGCTACAACGCTCCGACCGGATGGACCCGCTACACCGAGCAGAACGTCGCCGACAACCGGCTGATCCTCTCCGCCGTCAAGATCGACGCCGCGACCGTCTCCGGCCAATCCTGCACCCACGGAGGAAGCACCCACGCCTACGGCTCGATCGCCCTCGCGGTCGGCCCCGTCTGATAGGAGAACCGCATGCCCGCCGACACCGTCGACACGATCCCCGCCCCACCGAAGCCGACCGGCCGGTACGTCGTCGAGCTCTTCGACGCCGACTCCGGCGAGCTCGTCGACCGCGTCGAGTCGGAGAACTACATCACCCCTCTCTGGCAGAAGTACCTCGCCGGTCTCCAATACTCGAACCCGTGGTGGGCCCCGTGGCTCGCGGACACCTCGATCCTGTACCGGACCGACGTCAGCCTCGGCAGCGCGGCGAACCCTCTCAGCGCAGCCGGTGGCCCGTGGTACGGGCGGCTCTGGAACCCGCAGAGTGTGAGCCCGCTCCCGCAGGACTCGCTGATCATCACCGACGACGACACCGCCGAGGACCCGACGGACCACTGGATCCGAGGCTGTGTGATCGCGTGGGCGACCCGCTGGAAGTCGACGGTCTCCGCCGCCGGCAAGCGCGGCCAGATCAACGAGGCCGAGTCCGCGTTCTCGAACAACGGCCGAACCCACAAGACCGTGTGGGACTTCACGACGCAGCAGGGAAACGGCACGTTCCAGACCCTCGGAATCGGCGCGGTCAACGCGTACGGGAACCCCGCGAACCCGACGACGTGGCTCGCCCACGGCCCCCACTCGATCATCCTCGACGACTCCACTCCCGCGGTCTACGCCGCCGTCGCGTCGCCGATGATGTCGACCCCGTGCATCGCGAACGGCCGGATGTATTGGGTCACGCATAACACCAACTCGCAGACGGCCGACGCGTTCGTCTACTCCCTCGACCCCGACGACGTGTTCGGCGCGACCGCTCTCACGAACGACCCGACAACCCTCGACGCCCGAGGCCTCCCCCCCGCGTCCGAGTGTGACACCGGTCTGAACTTTACGGGCTTTCCGAGCTCGAACAACTCCACGGCCTCGCCGGTCGCCGCGTCGAGGATGGCGCTCTGCAAGCTCGGCGACGCCGGCGACTTCGTCGTCGCCTACACCGGATGGAACAGCGGCTCGAGCACCGCGACGAGCGGCCGAACCGTCCGGATCCGCCGGTTCACCACGGCCGGTTCGCTCGTCTACGAAAACACGACGCTCCTCGCCGCCGACTCCGAGAACATCAACGCAGGCCAGTTCGGTCTCTCGTTCGACGGAACCCACCTCTACCTCACGGTCGGAGGCGGCTCCGCCGGGATGCGCGGCAACGTGTACCGGCTCAACCCCGCCGACGGGACCGTCTCGGCGACGATCCCCATTCCCGGCGGCTCCCTCGTCGACTCCAAGACCGGCTCGTTCCTGTACGACGGGAGCCTCTTCGTCGGCACCGAAGCCGGGATCCTCCGCATGTCGACCGCCGGCGCTCTCGTCTCCCCGTATTGCTACGGCTACCCCGACGTCAACCTTCCGAGCGAAACCGGTCTCTCCCCGTGGGCAACGTCGCCGACGCTCTACTACGGCGCATGGGTCGGCCGCGGCCCGTGGGGACTGACCCCGGCACGAGTCGGAGTCGACTCGTCGAGTACCGCGGTCTCGAACGTCACGACCGGCCAGACCGGCGGATCCGGTCCCGTCGTCAACCTGCAGAGCTACACGACGACGGAGTCGACCCTGGGTCTCCGAGGAGTGTTCGAGTACGCCGGCAAGCTCTGGCGCGTCGCTAACCAGTTCGCCGGAGCTCCGTTCAACGCGAGCTCCGGAGCGTGTCTCGTCGGGATCACCGGAGCGAACGCGCTCAGCCGGACAGTTCTCGAGTCCGCGGTCACCAAGACGAGCTCGCAGAACATGAAGATCACGTACGAGATCACGTTCCCGCAGCCCTCCGACCTCGTCCGGTGGCACGATCACCGCTCGCTCGACGTCACACCCTGACCGAGGTCCCGGCCTCTCCGCCGAGCTCCGGGTACCCTGGCCCGCATGGCGACACCGTTCGAGATCCCCGAGTGGGCGCGCCGGGCCCGACCGGCGAACGTCCGAGCGACCTCCTCCGACGCCCCCGAGGAGTACTCGCCGCTCCCCGGGATCCCGGCCGGCTCTCGCTACACCCACCGCGGGCACGCCGCGCAGTACCGGCGAGGCCGACGCAACGGGAGAACCGTCCGAGCGATCATCCTCCACACCACCGAGTCGGACTCGTGGTCCGGCGGGATGACCTACGACGCGTGGCGACCGGAGACCGTCTCCGCCCACTGCCACCTCGGCCCGCTCGGCGAGCTCGGCTACGGGGTCCCGGAGGCCGACACCGCGTGGACGACCGGCCGGTGGAACGACGAGGCCCTGAACGTCGAGATCACCGGCCGCGCAGCGTGGACCGTCGAGCAATGGCGCGCACGAGCTCCGCAGATCGCCGGCCTCGCCGACCTCCTCGAGGACTGGTGTCGCCGGCACTCGATCCCCGCGACGTGGCTCACCGCCGCGCAGTTCGCCGAAGGCGCGAGCCGGCAGGGACAGACCCCGCGGCAGGGGACCCGCCGAGGGATCGTCGACCACCTCGAGGCGAACCGCGCCGCGATCCTCCTCGGAGGATCTCCGGCCACCTACAGCCACCACGACATCGGGCCCGGCCTCCGGTGGATCGTCCTCGGCGAGGTGATCCCCGAGGTCGCCCGCCGGCTCGGAGCTCCGCCGCCCGTCGACCCTCTCCCCCCGTACACACCGAACCCCGGAGGAACCATGTCCGACCGATTCACGTTCGAGCAGCCCCCGCGCCGGCTCGTCGACACCCGCTCCGGTCTCGGAGTCCGACCCGTCGGCTCGAGCCTCTCCGTCGACACGGGAGCTCCGGGAGCGATCGGCGCACTCGTGACCGTCACCGCGACGCAGCCCGACGCGCCCGGGTTCCTCACCGCATGGGCAGGAGGTCCGAGGCCGAACGTCTCGTGCCTCAACTTCGCCGCCGGCCAGACCGTCGCGAACACGACCGCGGTAGCCCTCGACGCCGCCGGCCGGTTCGTCGTCGCGAACCTCGGAGCCTCGACCCACCTCGTCGTCGACCTCGTCGGCCTCTACCGGTAGTCCTCGGAGGCGTGGACACGATGCAGTTCCTCGAGATCCTCGCGGTCACGGTCGGGATCGTCGTCGGCGCGGGCGGGATCATCGCGACGATATGGGCAGTCGGGAAGGTGAAGGGAGTCGAGACCTCGATCGACCTCCTCTCCTCGGCGAACGAGGCGCTCCGCTCGGCGAACGAGGACCTGCGGGTCGAGCTCGCACACTCCGAGCGAACGTGCGCGGAGAGGCTCGCCCGGCTCGAAGGCCAGAACGCCGCGCTCCTCGACGGCCTCGGCGACAAGCTCGCCCACGCGATAGCGGCGCGGCTCGAGCCCGTCCTCGCCGAGCTCGCCCGGAACGTCGTCGAGGGGATCTCGCAGCGGCCGGAGGGAGCCCGGACGCGGTCGACCGACTACGCCGAAGAAATCACCCGCCGGCGCAGCGACGCGCGAGACTCGCGGGCATGAAGCTACGCGACGCCCTCGAGCGACTCCTCTGGACCTTCGTCGCCGCGTTCCTCGGCGCTCTCCTCGGCTCGCCGATCCTCCTCGCGGTGATCGAGGAAGCGGCCGACGTCTCCGTCGACCTCTCCCTCGTCGCGACCGCCCTCGTCTCGGCCGTTCTCGCCGGACTGATCGCCGTCGCGAACGCCGTCCTGATCATCGCCCGGTACCGGCTCTCCGTCCTGCCGAACCCCGGCGAGGGAGCCCCCGGTCTCCCGGTGCTCCCTCCGCCGGCTCCGCTCGACTAGCCGAGGCGCGAGAGCAGCACGCCGGCAGGGATCCCCGAGAGGATCTCGCCGGCCTCCGCAAGGCCCCGAGCTCGTTCGCAGTCTCCCGCGACGAGCGCGCCGCGCGCCGCGGACATGACCTCGCCGAAGAGGATCGCCGAGACCTCGCCGCGCGGCTCTCGTGTGGTGGTGGTGGTCCGTGTGTCAAGCATGCCGTCCTCATCGGCACGACCTCCGCCGACCTTGAGCGGAAATCTCACCGGATCTATTGAAAGACGCGCCCGAGCTCGGCTACGGTCCCGGTTCCTCCCCGACGACCCCGACGGAGCGCACAACATGACGGACCCACCTACCGACCTCTTCGACGACCTCGCGCGGATCGACGACCCGCTCGAGCGGCTCGCCCACCTCGCGCGAGCTCGTGAGGACGTCGACGCGATCGAGGCCCGCTACGTCGCCGCGCGCCGCCGAGCGATCCTCGAAGCCCGGGAGCTCGACTCCCGGCCGACGTGGCGCGAGATCGGCGAGATCTTCGGAGTCTCAGCGCAGCGCGCCGAGATGATGTCGAAACAGGAACCAACCAACACCGAAAGGACACAGCCATGACCGAAGAGCAGCAGACCCCCGAGGTCTCCCACCAGCCCGCGCTCCCCGACCTCGAGCTCCCCGACTACCACGGTCGGAGCCCCGTCGGAATGCGGACCGCCCTCGCCGGCGCAGGGAACCGGATCGCTCGAGCGCACGGGATCGGCGACCGCGTCGTCCTCGTGATCGAGGCGAAGGTGAAGAAGGCCGGCCACGAGGACACCGACGACGGCCTCGTCTACGTCGAGACGCACAAGGTCGTCGACCTCTTCGAGCTCGACCGGGATCCCGGAGCTCGTCTCCTCTCCCACCTCCGCTCGCAGTACCGGCAGGCGAAGGACGCCGCGGAAGGCCGCGTGCCGATCCCCGAGCTCGGCGACGAGGGATGGACCGACGCGAACGGGGTCGTCTTGACCGCTCAGGAGCTCGCAGAGCGACGAGGGGACCCCGTGGCGCTCCTCGGCGCGCAGGAGGCGACGCCGGCCGTCGTGGTCTACGACAACGGGGACCGGTTCCTCTGGCCCGACGAGTACGCCCGCGACTTCCCCCGCCCGCACGCCGGCGACCAGCACGAGGCCGGCACCGTCGCCGAGCTCCTCCACCACGAGACCGGCGAGACCCTCGAGGACCTCCGGCGGATCTCCGCCGAGATCCGGGACCTCGAGGCCGAGGTCGCCGAGCTCACCGCCGAGGCCGAGCAGGACGCCGCCGGCCCGTTCGCCGACGACGAGCCGGAGGCCGAGCCCTACGAGCTCGACGACGACCCCGAGCCGGCCTACGTCGAGGACGAGGACGGCTACGCCGACGTCGTCCCGTTCGAGAGGCCCGAGCGCGCTCCGGAACCGCCGGCGCTCCCCGGCGAGGAGGAGCTCGCGAAGAGGCTCCCGACCTCCGCCGACTTCGCGTTCGTCGACACGACGGTCCCGCTCCTCGTCGGGAAGCTCTCCGAGATCGTCGACGTCGCCCACCTCCGCCGGCTCGTCGAGGCGGAGCGGCAGGGACGCGGCCGAGGTCTCGTCGCCCGGAAGGGAGCCCTGGACGCCCTCTACGGCCGGCTCGCCGAGCTCGGAGCCGAGACGCCGTGAGGAGCACCGACCCGAAGGCGAAGCACGTCCCGGAGAACTTCCGGCGCGTCCTCACGATCCACGACGGAGGCCGGCTAACCCCGGCCCTCGTCGACGTCCTCCGCACGATCTCCGAGCACGCCGAGGACCTGTCGATCGAGCTCCGGACCGAGGAGCTCGACGCGATCACCAACCCGACCAGCTACCAACGCCGCAACGCCGCGTCAAACGCCCGACAGAGGACCCGCCCGGTCCTCGTCTCCCGCGCCGACGGCCTCGCGGTCTACGCCGCGAGGAGGCTCCTCTGATGGCCCGCAAGCCCGCACCGCCGACACGGATCCAGAAGTCCGGGAACGGCCATACCTACTACCTCGACGGGGAGTGGTGCCCGGGAGTGACCACGGTCCTCTCCGACGGGATCCCGAAGCCCGGCCTCATCGGATGGGCCTCGAAGGTCCCGGCCGAGTTCGTCGCCGACCGTCTCACCGTCGCAAAGACCGCCGACGGCCGGACGAGGATCGTCGCCGACGAGCTCGTCGAGGACCTCCGGAAGTGGCAGGAGAGCCGGACCGGCGGGAAGGTCGTCAAGTGGTCCGACTCGACCCCGCTCCCTCGAGCAGCCCTCGCCGACGCCCTGGCGAACGTCCGGTACCTCGACCTCGGCGAGGCCGCGGCGAAGGGGACCGACGTCCACAACATCGCCGAGCGGCTCGCCCGCGGCGAGGAGGTCGAGGTCTCCGAGGCGCTCCGCGGTCACGTCGACGCCTACCTCCGGTTCCTCGACGAGTGGGGTCCGGCGAACGCCCGGCTCGAGCTCGTCGGGATCAACCGCCGGTGGCGCTACATGGGGAAGATGGACCTGCTCGCCGACTTCCCCGGGAAGGTGTGGAGCTCCG